AAGATTAACTAATATTTTTAATTTAAAGACATTTCAACTAATATTGTATAAATGGCAGAAAAGTATTTGATGACCTTAAACAATAAGAGAATTCATGATTACTATAAGAAAAACCCATCTATTGATTTTGAATCTATGAATATAGTTTTGTTAGATTTTATGGACAAAATTAGTACCGATATGAGTAAGGTGTTGCAAAATACTTTGCAAGGACAATTGTTGCAAGAAGTAAAAGAGATCAAAAGTCAACTTTCTGTTTTACAAGAAACGGTTCTTGGTAAGATTGCAGAAACAAATAAATCATTTTTGGAAACTTTGAAATTACTTCTTTCTATGAATAGTTCAGAACATTCTGATAAAATAGTACAATTAATGCACAAACATAGTGATACATTTATTGATAAGCTTACTAACTTGCTGCCAAAATCACAAGAAGAAACTCAAAGAAAAATACAAGACCAATTGAATCTACTTCAAAAAACAATACAATGTGATTTTCAACAATTTATGATTCAAAGTAAACCAGAAACGAATTTAACAGAATTTATTTCTTCGTTTGATGCAAAGCTTTCCATATTACAACAACCTATTTTTCAAATGTTACAATCAAATCAAGAACAAGTATCCAGTAAATTGGCTACTGTTAAAGATGATTTGTTGGTAAATAAAGCAACAAATGAAAGATTGTACAATGAAATGAGTGAATTTTTACATAAATATAAAGCTTCATCACAATTCAAAGGACAATACTCAGAGCATATGTTGGAAACTATTTTAACAGATATATTTCCTACAGCAAGTATTGAAAATACGACTGCACAAACCGCAAGTGGTGATTTTATGATTCATCGTGAAGGGTTTCAAGATATTTTGATTGAAAATAAAAATTATGAAAGAAATGTAGATTTGGATGAAATCAAAAAGTTTTTAAGAGATATAAATAATAAGGAATGCAGTGGCATCATGATGTCGCAACTATCAGGAATTGTTTCTAAACCAAATTTCTTTATTGAAATTCATAATGGCAAAGTTCTTATCTATTTGCATAAAGTGTTTTTTTCAAAAGAACAAATTAAAATGGCAATAGATGTAATTGATCATCTTTCTTCAAGATTAGAAACAGTTGTATCCAATGAAGAAGATAATGGTTTTAATATTAAAAAAGAAGTGTTGGATAAAATTAACGAAGAAGTACAATTGTTTGTTAAAAATAAAGAAATGATGACTGCAACAATTAAAGATACTTCCAGAAAGTTGTTGTCTCAACTGGAAGAGTTACATATTCCATCATTGACTTTGTATTTGAATGATAAATATGCTTCTATTCAAAATCAAGCATTTGTTTGCGAAACTTGTAATCATTCTTTTCCAACCAAAAAAGGTTTGGCAATGCACAGAAAAGTACATAAATAAATTGATTTAAACAACTATAATAAATGTAGTATCAATATGACTATTACATTTATTGAAAAAGCAAAACTATATAAAAGTGAAGATATGAATGCAGTAAATAAAAAAACGTTTGGTGAATTGTATCAACAAACCATTGCAAGAGAAACACAAATAAAAGAGTTGGGATATAATTTAGTTGTACTTTGGGAATATGATTGGAACAAATCAATCAAATCTATTCGCTATTTGCAACAACAATTTCGTTCAAAGTACATAAATAAGTCTTGATAGAATAATAAATGAACTGTTTTGGAGATGGTAAATGTATGGCTCTATGCAATAAATTATGTTCTGCAAAAATACATGAAGTAGATACTTTTACATTTTGTAAAGTAAAATGTAAAAATGAATGTGAATTGATTCCATGCAAAAACTGGCTACATTGTAAAACATCGTTTCCATCCTATTTTTATAAACTGAATAATGGATATGTTATAAATGGTGTTTGTGTAAATTGCAGCGTATTTAATATTACTTTTTTGAAAGAAAAAAGAGAATGTTATATTTGTTCAAAACCCAAATATATGATTGTAACCAATTGTAATCATGAAATGTGTTTTGATTGTTTAATGAATATTCGTGAAGATGTTGTACATTGTCCTTTTTGTGCAAGTGAAATAAAAGTTAATTAGTATTGCAACCAGATGATTTAATAAAAAGTATACAACTGAGAAATGGAAAGAATAATTTGGCATTTGTATTGCTGAGGGGTAATGCGACGATCTGTAAATTTGACGAGTTCATTGTCTTCCATAAGCAAATAGTTAACCATGATTGTGGTCAGTTGATTTTTGAACATTGTAACTGCTATTCCGCTTCGTTTAAATTGTATAAAATCATCCCATAATGCACTATCATAGAATGGATGAGTTACATCTTGTCTTATCAAATCCATCCCAATCTTAGCATCAAATTTACAATCTATATGTGTTTCCATATGATCTGAATCATTTACAGTAACTGTAACTACATAATGTTCGTCGTTTTGTGCTAACTGCGACCGGTATACAAATGAAGAAGTGCGAGCCATTATATTTTAATTTTATAATTTCATTTCAATTTTCACGAAAAAGTTTTAAACTATAGTATAATGACAAATGCGATGTTTGATTGTTTTATAAATTGGTTGCATAATTTCTGCATAAATGGTTTGATAATGTTGTAATTGTATTTCGTATTCATCTTTTGATATTTCATTATGATTTAATTTACGATTCAATATACATTTTTGATTTGTAAATCCAAAAACACGTTCTATATGAGTTACAATAGTATGACATGAAATACAAAGTATTTGACATTTATCTATTTCTTGATAAATTTTTTCAATTGGAATTCCTTCTGCAATCATTGTGCAAATACTTTCTTCTTTATCAAACATATTGATATGATCATAATGAAACCGTTCATCTTTACTTTCTTTTTTAATATTACAAAACGAACATTGAAGTAATTTATAATTTGAAATTAATTCCCATACTTTTTCTCGTTCTGCAAAAGTATCTGTAAAACATTTGTCGCATATTTGTTTTTCTTTCCATGTTCGTAATGCAGACAATTGTATTGTACATTTGGGTTTATTACATTCATCGCATTTTGTAAATGTTAATTGTTCAACAATAGAATAAATCCGGTTAGGACGTCGTAATAGATCTAACCATGGAATTTCTGCATACATTTCTTTACATTGATTCAATGAAATATCTAACTGGTTACTTACTATTTCAAAATGTGCAGGATCATTAGAACCATCTTGCAATAAGAAATAATCTTTTACTTTTTGTTTTAATGTTTCTTTTTTAAGAATGTTAACTTTACAATATGTACTTGAGATTCCATGACCTATCTCGCCACATTGTTTGCAAACCTTTCTAATGATATCTTTTGGAATTTTTTCATGAAGTTCCAAAAGATAATTTAATGGTTTTTCTTTTGGTTGCAGAGATTCTTTTATCTTTTCTAAGAGTTGAGCTTTTGTTAATCTGCTTTTAATTTGAATACCAAGTTCTGCACACTGTTTTAAAAGAGCATTTTTATCCATGAATGCATTAAGCTTTAAATAAACAATTACATCAATTTTATAAAAATTGAAAAATTGTTTTATAATTAATTAATGTAATTTACAATGGATGACGAAGATATTTTAAAACAGTGTGGACCGTATGCAGAAGATTTTAAACAATTTAAAACTATTATTTGGTTGTTTCGTAAGGTATGTGATCTAAGAGAAAATATTATTTTGGAACACGAAGTTCGTCATATGTTTAATGATAAGGATCTGTCAAATACTCCAAAAATTTTACAAATTAAAGTAATACAACACTATGAAGTAGTAGGCATATCTTGTTATTCTATTTATTTATCAGTATGGGGAATCATTCAACTTGGTGAAGGTATGTTTGATATACATAATTTTACTGATCATATACATAATATTCCATATATGCCCATGCCAGTATTAGATCTTATACAATCAATTCAACTTCATGATAATGATTATGGTAATTGGTTTCAACATTCAAACGGAGGTAAAAGGTTTAATTATGTACATCCTACTGTTACTCTTGCTAAATTTAAAAAACAAATTGTTGACAAGTTGAATGAAGATCATACTTGTCAACAATTAAGTAAACTGAATATAGTTCAAGAAATACAAGAGTTGAAAACCGAAAATAAAAAATTTCAAAAAGAACGGGAATATCAATGTTCTGAATTATCTAGTATGCAACGTTCTATACAACAACTACAAGAAGACATGAAACAGCTTATTGCAACAACTTCAAAAATACAACAGGACAATCTACAACTTACCAAACTATTAGATCAAGAAAAAGAAAAAACAAAACAATTAACAGAAACAATTCAAGAATCACAAGGACTATCTTTTACACATGCAAACACAATTGGACAAGCACTTATGAGCAAAAGTGATATATTCAATTGTATGTAATTTAATTGTAAATCCAAATCTCAACTGGAAACCAAACATCATTGATATATGGAATACCATTACCTGATACTATTTTTTCTACAATATCATTTTTAAAAATATTTTTATTTGGATTTAGAAAACGAATAGCAAGTATATCTTTGGTTGGATTCGTTTGAATATCATGAAGTATAAAATCCATTTGTTGTTTTTTAGTTAATCCTCTACCAGATGCTTGAGGTAAAAATATCATTCTATGTTTATTATTATCCCATTCTATTGCATATTGTTTGTAATCTTCATTTGTTTTTTCTTTAAAATAACGAATAGGTATAATCATATTGTAAATATGTAAATCTTTGTAAGTCAAAAATATACAACACTTAAAGATATTTTTTAAAATAAGTGTCATGATCAAGATAACAAATAAAAAAGTGGTTGATTTTTATCAATCTAATCCAACCATTTCAGTAGATCATGTGAACTTGCTTCTGGTAGATATGGAAAAGATGGTACATGATTCTGTAAATGCATCAGTATATCAACTGATGTAAAGAAAACACAAGAAACTTTATCTAAATCAGCTCCAGAATTGTTAGTGCAAGTATCTACTTGTGTAAGATTGCCGCAATATTATTCAATGTTATGTAATAAATTATCTAATTCTTTTGAAAATAAAATACTTGAATGATCATAATTTGGTAAATGAATTATTTTTAAATTTTCTTGGTTCCATTTTAATGGATACAATAAACTTGATAATGGGACAATACCATCCCCTAATCCTTTAATAATATTAATCTTATTGTTGTTAATATTAATCATAGATGACGTTTTAATATTTGATGTGTATATAATAGTGGTTTTAACACTACATGGTTGATCAAATGATTCTATCATTTCATGAACTAATAATTTACTTTTTTCTACATCTTTCAAATTAAAATAGGCATAATAATCTATTATTTCTTTACCGTCAACAATTAAAATAGGTTTAATAATGTTAGGATTGGGCATATTAATAATGTATGCTCCTAATGATTTTAACAACTCTTTGCTAACCAATAAATTTAATTGAGTTGTTTTAACTAAATTTTCCAACGTATGTATTAAACCACCAAAGGGAACATTTATATGAATGACTTCTTGTATATGTTTTTCTTTCCATGCATCACTTTGAAGACTAATAAAATAATGCACAATTAATCCACCTGAACTATGGGTTAAAATTTTAATTGGCGTATCAAATGATTCTATATATAGTTTAACCTTATTATAAAAAGTATCAATATATTCTTTATTATGGATTAATCTAAAATCATATGGAATTGGATAAACATTCTCATTTTTTGTTATAATATTTTCATAGAAATTCTTTTTAATGATAAGAGGAATATTAGTATGTAAATCTAAAGAATTTTTATCACCAAATTCTAATGTTTTTAATTCACAATCATGTATCATTAAATCAATCCATTTACTATGACAAAACACAAAAAAAGGTAGTTTAGGTGGCCACACATCAAGATTATTTTTAACTAATTTACTAGCTCCTAATCCCGGAAAAAGCAATATGGGTGATTTAATTAATAAAATAATACTTATAATCATTATATTAATTGTTTAAAAATAATTTTTGAAACATAGACAGTTTTATATAACATGTAATGAAAATGTTATATATATTTTTCATAATGAAAATTTACAATATTGAATCGTATTTCATTCAAAATCAAAACAAACCAAAACTTTCATTTTACACAAATGAAGAATACGATATAAGGTAAAAAACATAATACTTGTTATTTATGCATTAAATAAAAGTTTATATCTGGACTGGTCATCTAATTTTGTTCTCTTTCCTAAAAAAATAAAATACTTATGTGCCAATGCATATTGTTCTGGTTTTAAATGTTTCAACACTTTTAACCGAACGTACATAATCATACCTACTTGCCAAATACGTTTATGAGAATATTTTTTGTTTTTATATAATTTTCTAGTTTATTAATTGTATTTTTTACATCTTCAACTGTTGTATATTTTATAGGTATTGTATCTTTTGGATTTTTATCAATGTACACATCAAATGATTTTTTAGGGTTATCTGGATTAAATAAAAATTGTTTTTTTGTTTTATTTTTTCTATTATGTTTTGATTTCATAAACTATTATTATGTTTTAAATGAAATCAAAATTAGTTCAGTTTATTGTGGAGGTGCCCTGACCTGTAGGTGGGTTTTGTACTTGTTGGTTTACAAATGGCGGGTTTTGTGGAGTTGGTGCAGGTACCTCACCTGTAGGTGAGGGTGTAGCGTTCTCTTCATCTGCCGCGTCTTTTGCATCCGGTGCAGTTCCTACTGCAGCCGATGCAGCGGCTACAACATCGTCAGTTATTTCGTGGTTGGCAATTGCTTTGTCAATTACTTGTTTTATATCGCGAGGTATGGCATAGTCTTTGAACTCATCTAATTGTTCAATTAAATTCCAAATTGGTTGGCACCACTCAAAACTAAACCGACGTTGATATAATTGTAAAGTAAAATCGTATTGAACTTTCAAATCTAATGTATAACTTTGGATTAATGCCAAGTTATCAATAATGTCTTGTTTAATATAGGATGCATAAAATGCACGATTCATGGTTCGGTTCATCTCGCCGAATTTTGAAGATGCGGAATTTGCAACTGTGTTCAATCTAGCTTTTGTATTCTTCAAATATTTATCTGCAAACCCATTTGAAGATTTTGCAAGTGGACGCCGGCGATTTTGTTCATCTTTAATAATTTTTTTAAAATGTGCGTTTTCAATGTCTTTATCAAATTCTAGAGATTTCAACAACTCATCTGTCGTAGTCTGTAATAAATTACTTATTAGAAGGTTTGTTTTATAAATAATGTGTTCTTGTGTTTGTTTATTGATTCCAATTTGCAGCAAAATATCGCCTCCTGGTATTGTCATCTCCTCCATTTTTCCTTGGGTGTCATTTTTTACAGGAACTTTTATTGTAACAGTTGATAATTTGTTGGATAATTTTTTTGCCCTAATTTCTAATGTAGCATCAAATAGTTTTTTGTATTCATCTTTATTATTGAAGAACTGAATATTTGATGAATGAGTGTTCCATGCATCGTTGTTGAAAATAAAAATGATAAAGACTCCAAAAATTTTCATGATTAAATCATTTAATCGGTACACAGAGGCTAAAATGTTCAAACTATCCAACATGATGGGGTACAATTTTTTATTATTCGTGTACATAATGGATAGTTTATTAGCAATCAACATTGCACCTAATAAAGCACCACCTAAAGGTAGCAGCACGCCTGTAGAAGACATCAATGCTGCAGTAGCGTAACCGGCATTAGCTATCGCCCCTACAGTGCCTGCAGTTACAAGAGTTGCTGCTAATGCAGCGTCGGCTTTTCTTGCTTGTTCAGCCAAACTCAGAAGTGGTTTTGGTTCACTTTTTTGTTCTGGTTGCTTTACCAACCCTAGTTGTTGAAAAAATCCAGCGCCTCCTTTACTTTTACTTTTATTCCATTTTCTCATAGACCTTTTTTTCTGTAGTTTTCTTTGGCGAGTTTTTATTTTCAATCGCCGTGTTTTCATAGTATTAACATTATAAAAAAATCTCTGTGATTAGCATTTGGATATTGCAAAAATTATAAAACAGGGTAACTTGCTTGCAATAAAATACCACATTGACCTTGACCATCATTATATTGAGGACCTCTACCTAACTTAATATAGCCTTCATCTCCCCAAGTAGTTCCCCAAGAATTTTTAACTAAATAGTAATCTTGACTTTCTTCTGTACCTTCACTACCGTATCCAACTACAAGAACACCATGATCTAATGTAGTTCCACATTTTGATGTTAAAACACCAGATTTGTATAACTGAAAATCAATTTGATCGGCTTCAATCGCAACACTTACGGGTTGTAAAGCAACGGCTTGCATAAGTGCATCATCAGTTGATACAACGTCTACCCAAGATTGTATTTGACTATATGGCATATTGTCACATGTAGTTTGACACTTTTCTGTTGTTCCTGTTGCAGAAATGTACGGATAACTTTCTTCAGAACATAAACCATCATTTTCGTTAATCCAGGAGAATGCATTATCCATTAATCCACCGTTGCAACCGTCATCTTCGCCGCCGTGTTTGAAATTATCACAATCTACTAATTGCTGTTCAGAGAAAGAAACAAGATCTCCAGTTGTAATGGCATAAATACCTTCCAGAGATCCAGTAGTAGAGAATGCCCAACAACTACCGCATTGACCCTGATCTTTTACTGGAGTGACTGCATTGTTTCGCCAATCTACGGATTCTGGAAGGAATGTTTCATTCGTTTCTTGAAAGTATTTTGCAGAAATAGTAAAGTTGTTTTGAACATATTGACTGAAATCATCTGTATCCATTCCTGAAAATTGATTGTGACCTAATGTGTAGGATCTACCTTGTGCATTAATTTCATGAATATAGTTATCATTGTTTATCCATTTCTGCATAGTTTCATATAAATGATGATTAGAATGAAATTCAATTTGAAATGTATTTATCCATTCATGAAAGTTGTCGTATTGATCACAATTACCAAGTGTAAAAAGTGAAAGAAACAAGAATAGATTCATATTATACTATGAATATTTAATTATACATTAAATATGGCAACAAATAGGAAGATAAGATGAGTACAATAATATTTGTATTTGCATTTGTATTTACAAGATAAGTTGCAATCAAACACGACATAATCATCATGCAACTATCTGCTATAATTGCTTTGTAAGATGCTTCCGCTCCATAATCTTTAAATGTATCTATCATTCTATTTACACCTCTTGGAACAATTGTAAAGAAAATAGAAAATAAAATATCGTGCAAAATTTGCAATACTACAGCTAAACTAATAAATTTCAATAATGAAAACGTGTCAAATATAGAATAATAAATGAATCGTGTAAGAATCAATACAAGTAGTATAATAAGTACGTCTGCAATAACGGCAGATAGATTATATTGTGCATACCATTTCTTTAACACTTTGGATTTAATAATACCCATGTTGGATAATAAAATAACAAACAGATCTGTAATGAGCACTGCATTCAATAATGGTAAATAATCGTTTACATTATTGAAATTGGCAATATTTTTCATATAATTACGTTTTATAAAAATTATTCGTTGATTTTATTTACAAATTAGTCCTAAATAGTAAGTGGAATTACACGCCAACATAAATGATTTAATATAGCTAGCAATGTTTGCATCAGTATTGTTGCCGATACGCTTGGGATTAATTTTTTCCAGGAAAATCCAGAGTATATTTATGGGCTTACATTGATGAATATGAATTTGATGAATATGAATTTACTTCCTATGGATGGCAAGACCCGACTGTAACGCCGTTTGCATTGAAGGACGATTATCAGCCGGGTGATTTGGGGTTTAAATTGGGAGGTGATAACGGAACTCAAATGGACAAGGAATTGAATAATGGAAAGTTGTCCATGATGTCACAAGAATTGGTAACTCATCAACTATTTTAAATATTGGATATAGTATGGCAAATGGAATGACTGCAGCAGAACAACATGCATTTAATTTACTAGACATAAAAGATAAATTATTTGGAGAACCTGGATATGATTTACCAAATATTGAAGCAAAACATTTACATCAAATACAAAATGAATTATTAGTTTACCAAACAAGATATGAGAATGCAGAAGATGATGAAGATAAAAAAAAAAAAATAGATAAAGAAATACAAAACAAATATTCTTCAAAATTTAAACGATCATATTTAGAAATTATATTGGCCAAAATTAATGAACGGTTTCATTCACTCGTACCTCAAACACGAGCTAGATTACCTACAAGACAATATAGTTTAAGCATGTTTCCAAGGAGAACAATATTAAGCCAACGGCATTCAGTAAGAAGTCCATCTAGATCGCCTTCCACAAGAAGGGCTAGATCGCCTTCCACAAGAAGGGCTAGATCGCCAAGTAGAGGAAGAAGTACCCGAAGAGCAAGTCCAGTTGGTTCAAGAGCAGTATCAAGATCGTATACACCACCTAGAGCTTCTACGTCGCCGCCCAGAAGAAGACCTTCTACACAAAGATCGGCTGAACCTTTCATGGGAGATCCAAGAAGATAAAATATAAGAGTAATATATGGAAAGTGGTTTAATGATGTTATTACATTCAGCAATACTTGGCGTTATTTTATATGTTGTTATGATTTTTGGATTAAAACAAAAACAAGCCGTTGCTGAAAACAGAAGTATTTTGATTAGTGCAGTTGTATTGATTTACATGGTGTTGTTTGGACATGGTTTACCAAATTCTATCAACAAAAACTTATAAGATTTTTAAATCATTTGCAAATAAACAAATGATTTAAAATAGTTGTTATTTGTGTACAGCTTCAACATTTTATCTTTGTAAAAATATTAATATGTTTTTACAATCAACGACGAGAACGATTTTGTTTAGAACGGCGTTTTAATCTACGGCTATATTTACGTCTACCACCTTTTTTAACAGGTGGAGGCGGGGTTCTAACTGGTTGATTTGGAATAGTTCGTTAATCTTCTATTGTATATTGTCCGTTGTCAATTGTTTGATTGACCAGCAGGTATCTTTCAGTAGGGTCCGGTCACTGAATATTTACAAAGATTATAATTTTCTAAACTCGTCTTGTTTTTTTCTTTTTTAAGTTTTTTCTTTTTGATTTATTATTTTTGTTTAAAACAGCCATCATTTTATCATGTTTTTCTTTTGTTATTTCACCATTTTTAAATTTATCCTGTGTTTTTAATTTCAACACTTCTATATCTTGTTTACTTAATGATTTTAAAAATTTATCTAAAATTAATTTCATTGCCATATATTAAATAATTATTATAAATTCATAATCATTGGAAAAATGGTAGAAATAACATTAGCACATTCTATTGAAACTTCTTGATGTTCTTTTTGTGTTCCGTTTGCAGAACGCAACTGAATGTAATGAATCCAAGATCTAAGAGTTCCATTCATGTACATACGTGTTGTTGTCATACCTTCTGGTAAAACTACACGAGCCTGTTCCTTTGCAATACCGTTAGATAATGCCCAATCATATGTTTGTTTGGAAAATTCAGCGAGTTCTTTTTGTTTATTAATCCATTCTGTTTCCAATTCTGCATTCGTATGTTCAATACTATTTTGTCTATTCTTTTCATCTTGCAATCGTCCTTCTCTCGTTTCAAACCCAAGAGAGGCGACAGCATATCTTTGTGAAAATTCCTGGAAGGAAAAAGAACGATGTCGCAACATTTGGCGAGCAATGTCGCGAGTCGTTTCTATTTCTAAACAAATGGAAACCATTTCAAACGGTGACCAATGATGATTTTTGATAAGGTACTTTAACAACCGCTCATTCGTTTCGGTGTTGGATTGGTTTGCAGGATTGGAAACACGTGCACAATACGCAATCATATCTTGCATAGATGTATTGGTTTCATCTGTTACACAAGATGGTTGAGAATAGGAAATAAGTTTGACGTGCATAGATGAATAACAAGAAGTGATTTTAAGTATATTTGCGAGTTTTTCTTTTACGTTTTGTTTTACGATTAGATTTACGTTTTGTTCTTTTTCCATGCCCAAACATTCTTATTGGTCCTTCTCCTTTGCTAAATTCTATTAATCTATCTAATTTTTCTACTTCTTCATCTAGTTCTTGTTCTAATTCTGTTTTTGTTTTAGAAGATATTATTGAATATTCAAGGTCAAGACTTAATTTTTTTATTAAAATGTTTTGTTGTTTTATTATATTTGATATATCACTTAGATTAGGATCAGTGGTCTTTATTTCATCTAAAAATTTTTCATAATCTTCTTGAATCTCATCAAATCCAATAAAATATTTTTTTTTAATTTGGGCAATTTGTATGTTGTTTTTATACTTATTTGTTTTGTCATTTGAAATTTTCATTACATCAGGGTTTACTTGATACGGACTAAACATACTATATACAATTATAAAATTGAAATAGTTATTGAAAACTATTTCAATCTATGAAATGAATCTTTTCATCTTATCTCTAAACCCAAAAGAGATTGCACGTGCTATGATGGATAAACACGTTAGCAAAATCTTATTAGAAGCCGTGCAAATGTTATGCACTGCTCTTCACGTTTTGGAACCCGGTATGCACACCAAAATTTACAGGCAAGCTCACAAAAATCATCCCGTTACTATTTGGTGCCGCACTTCCCGCGAAAACTTTGAATGGACATTGCATCTTATTGACTGCTTGCATGTAGAATGGAGATTTAGATACAGTCATGTCAAAATGCACAAATCTTATTTAGTTGCCTTGTATTTGAAAGAACATATCCCGAAACAGTTCCCCATAAGTGGCTTGACACCTTTTGCATTAGCGATGCCAAATGAATATAAAACAGAAGATCCAGTTGAATCATACAGAAAGTATTACGTAAGTAAACAATCGTTTGCAACGTGGAAGAAACGACCGCGACCAAATTGGTTTATATAAAATAAAAATATAAGGTATGTGTGATGGAGATGGTAAATGTATGACTATCTGCAATGTTTTTTATGTATGTACCAATTTGCATGAAGAAAAATCCAAATATAAGTTTTGTAAACTAGAATGCAATCATAATTGTACACTAATACAATGTGTAAGTTGCAACACTTTTTTTCCAAAATATTTAACGAACAATGAAATTTGTAAAGAATGTTTTAAAATAAAGAATTAATATATGGTCAACGTAAATGTAGGCATGTTACCTCTTCTTAGTATTATAGGATTATTTGTATTGGCTTTTGTACTTGTACAATTTAATCTATTAGATGATCAACAATTGAAATGGCTTAAATATGGAGGAGTTATCATTATTTTATTATTTGTGGGACATTCATCCATTTCTACTTAAAATGAAATAATCACGAAATATATGAAATATCTATTTACTATCATTTCTATTCTTTGTTTACTTTATTTCATCTACAATACATACCACTATTCCGTGCAAACATCATTCTTAAAAACTCTGGTCCTTTGGGCGACTATTGTTGTTGCGACGCCTCTTCCATCGGCTGCATTATTGCTGTCATTTCCGGCAAAGGTATTTTTTAATATTCCCATGTATATTTCGCAAATAGTTGTATCTATTGTATCTTTGGGAATTTTATATGTATATTCGCAGTATGCGCAATTATTCGTGCAAACTATTTTGCAACATCAATTGTATTCTATTTTTGTAATATGTATTTTGTGTTCTGTAATATTAAGTAAAATGTTAGAATCAATAATTGAATATAAAAAATTAGATTTTGAAACCTTTATACTGTTAGGTATTGTATCTAGTGTTTTATTGTTTGCATACAAAGTACAATTAGATAGGTTGGAAATTTTAAGATAATGGTAAAGTATGGATATAGAACCAGTAGAAGAAATGATAGAGAAATTGAAAGAAGAATCAGATAAAGAATTATGCGACATTTTTTGTTCTACTGAAGGAAATGAATTTAGAGATACGGTAATTAATGCATTCGTATCTATAATAGAAAAGAAAAAAACGGAAGAATTAGAAGACTTGATAACATTGTTAGCAAAAAATGATATTAAAGTAAAAGATATAGATGATCAAATTAAAGTAGAACCAGATTTATTTCCGCGAAGTATATTGTTTTATACGTTAGAAAAAGATAAGAATGAGTTGGATACAGATATGATTAAAGTATTGAAAAAACATAAATTTAAATTTAATTATAAACTGCATCAATCTCGTCCAGAAGATTCATTAGCATTAATTAGAAAAGCAAAAAAGAATTATATGAATATGTTTAGTACAAAACGTAAAACAAAAAAGGTAAGTAAACCAAAAATAAAAAAAACAAGAACAAAATATTAAATAAAAAGGGCGTAAATCTAAATCAAAATAGAATGAAATCCAAGTGTTGCATTAAATCCCAACGGATACATTTGAAACGTATGATTCAATAAATCAAATACCATAAAATACGAAGAATACATTAAATCATATCCTATACAAACTAACGTATCATTTGCAATACTTGGTTCACCACAAACTGCCATTCCATACGGCAAAGAAATCGTCCATTTTACATCTAATCTTTTACAAACAATAAATCCGTTGATTTTGCAATCTTGAATATTTCGCAGAATAATATACTCTTTCCATTTAACTGGAAAATCAAGATTATATTGTTCTAGTTTTAACGTACTTTGTATTGTAATTTCTTTTGTTGATTTATTCAATAAAAGTTTAGAATAGATTCCGTGAATATGAATCGTAGAAAAATTCAAATTATAATAAACCGGTGCATAAATTTCAATACATTCATCCGTTTCTAATCCATATGCATAATGAAAAATAAAAAATGAAGTATTGGATCTATACGTTATTTTATCTAATCGGTCTACTACATGTATAAATGTTGGCGCTGTTCTATTCACCAATATTGGTATTTTACTTTGAACTAATTCTTTTACAGAAAAGTAAATCGGCGAATCTGTAAATAATGTTGAATTCTCCATAATCAAAAAATCGTGCACTAACGGAATATAATTTGTTTTTACCGTAGTTTTATGCATGAGATCAAACTCAGTCGTAAGAAATAACAAGGATACAGTTCTTTTTACAACACTATATTCTAGCGAATGCACTAACTTGCCGACGAGTTTTGTATGCCCAGACAAGTGCGTGACACGACGAATAGGTGTGCGACCAATTGTGAGAATTTGCTTTTTTTGCATGTTGATGTTAATTTTGTAAGGGACATCGCGTTCAAACAAAATATATTGGTTTGGCGGAATGGAAAGGAATGCAGTGTTTGCAACTCCTAATGGATTAGGAAATAGTTTCATAAAATGTAAAAGTAAATAGAATGGTAACTTGAAAATAGAAGTAGTAGGAAATGAATAATGTAATTTATCCGTTTGAATAATGTGTTGCACTGGAGTAAGTGTATTGTTTTCTATAAAAACGCCTTGAATGATTCCGTGCCCTGTAAATAGTTGATATAGGGTATTTATTTTGGGAATGGGAATATTGGGACCGACAATTCCATAAAATCCTTGAAAGGCATAACTTGTAGAAAACAATAAGGAAATAATTTTCATACATCTTAACATAAAATTCTATCTATATCATGATCTAAATCGTTAAATTGTACGAATGTTTTCATGTATGCAGAATAAAAAATGTGTTCTTCTGTGTTGCAAACTTGGTATACGTTGAATAATTTGGAAAACATAAAAAGAAGAGCGGTAATTAATGTTGTAGTAGTTTGACTTCCTAAATAGTATCGGTTTACAATAACACCGCTGCTAATAGAATTTATAATAAACATAAAAATAGAAAAGTAACTGATAAGTTGATATTGTTTATCAATGGATAATATTTTTTTTTGTTTTTCAATATTCATATTTTCTACAATTTTTTGCACTGCATTGTTGCTGGATGGCATATTGGGATTAACGTCTAAATATTTAATGAGACGATTTTCGCGTTTTAATTCAATGGCATATAAACATGTAAAGGTGAATAAAGTTATAAAATTCAAACAAAGTCCAAAATTATACCCGTAATGTCTTGGATTCCATTTCAAGTTGCTGGTCATGGAACATAATTCGCCTTTGCATGATTGTGGAACAAATAGTATAAGAAGAGAACTAGTAATCATTCTGTATAGTTCTAGAGCGAGAGTAGTGGCAACAGCTAATTTTTGGTTAGAATCTTGTTTATCTACTTGTTTATCTACTTGTTTATCTTCTTGTTTATTTTCTTGTTTATTTTCTTGTTTATTTTCTTGTTTATTTTCTTGTTTATTTTCTTGTTTATTTTCTTGTTTATCTTCTTGTTTATTTTCTTGTTTATCTAATTGTTTATTTATTTGTTTATCTACTTGTTTATTTACTTGTTTATATAGGGTTGGTAAAGGTAAATAGAGTGAAAATTTAGATAATTTTGTTAATTCAATAGATTGATCTATTCTATTTACTGGATAATTTTCAAGTAAATTATTAATTGTAGATTCAAGTAGTACATTTGAAACTGGTTGTTCTAATAATTCTAATGATTGTAATTCAACTAATTTTGTAAATGATTTTAATGGATTAATTGTTTCTAATTGTTGCACTAATTCTGTAACTGACTCTGTAGCTAGTTCTGCAACTGACTCTGCAACTGACTCTAATTGTTGCACAGAGTTTGTAACTGACTCTGTAGCTAGTTCTGCAACTGTTTCTAATTGTTGCACAGAGTTTGTAAC